GTTCAGACGTGTGCTCTTCCGATCTAGTAGGATATATCCCTTTTTTTATATACAATCTTTCCCAGCCCCTACCCGCAACAATATATTCCAACGCAATCAATTCATAAAACAACCACACCATAACAATATATTCCAACGCAATCAATTCATAAAACATATCACACATAATACTACAATTCACTTCATAAACCATATACAATCCCAATTTCAAAATATATTTCATCTTATTCATATCATAATACCTACCAATCATATACCAAACAATTTTAAAGATATATCCTTCTTCTTCAATCCACAATAGAAAAAACTCAATCAAAGAAAGGGATTATATTATCCTTCATTCCTTATATATTTTTCCGAACCTATTGCAAATCCGGTCCATATGTGCTATACTATAGTCACGGTAAGGGGGGAGACCGAGCCGATGAAAATGAAATGGTAGGTAAATGAAAATGAACTACAAAACAGCTTACAAGAAACTCAATCAAAATGGCGCGATTGATGAAATTATCAATCGTGAGGTGGCAAACGGCGAAAATCTTGACATTGTGAAATATGAGATTATTGATGGTATCAAATCGTATATTGATTTTACAGATTCCGCCACCTTTAGAGGAATGACATACGGTCAGACTACGCGCTGGGTTGTAACCGACAACCAAAAATTACACCTCCGCATTTACAATGCAGTGTCTAAGGCACTCGCACAAATTGAAATTGCTGAATGTGCCGTGTACGCAACGCAACTTAAATATATGATTGCCGTTCAGCAGGAAGTCTGAAATCAAAAATAACAAGCTGTCCTATCTGGCTATACGGGGAGAAAGGATGAAAAAATGATTTATTTTGTAAATGCTGAGAACCCGAAAGAGCGAATTGAATATGATGATATTGCAAATCGTGTTTTTGGTAAAAAAGAATTGCCTATCGATTTGAATGACATAACGCGGGAAATTGTCAATGCGAAATGGGAAACATTTTACGCAACGACAGATGACAAGCGGTCGGGAGTATATAAAGTTGGTGATCCGCAAGATGCAGCATGTAATTTGATTGTGTCGTTGGTAGACGTAACGTCATTGCATTATGCGGCAATCAACTCGATGGCGCGGGGTTACGTATCCCGAAAACGACTTGGCATAATCGTTCCGTATAATGGGCGATATGGGATCGGCTATAAATGGTTTACGCCCTGTCGAATATCAACTCAATACAAATTAGTATCTTATCTTGTATTTTGAAATCCTTCTGACGAGCCTTGCAGGAACAAGGCGAAACGCGCTGTTTAACAGCGCGTCAAGGAAACCGAAAAAATACAATAAATGGTTTTCTTAGAAAGGCAAAAACTATGATGAATGAAACTATTACAGTAATCAACAAGAAAAGCGAAATCATTGACGGTATAAACACAGCAACTGCGTCAATATACAGTTCGTTTGTCGCTGAAAGTAACAACGATAAGGCGAAATTGTATAACGCACTTAATTCGCCCGAAGTGCGAATTGCCGATCACATTGGCAAGGAAATTAATGTAAAAGATGTTATAATTGAACCTGTAGAGATCGTTGATGAAAAAACAGGCGAAGTGCGTATAACGCCGCGCGTAACATTGATTGATGTAAACGGTCATACTTATACCGCAACGTCATACGGAATATATAATTCATTGAAACGAATTTTTGGGTTGTACGGATCGCCGACTTGGGAAGATGGTATACCCGTGCGCGTGCGCCAGATAACAAACGGCGCAAACAGAATCTTCACTTTGGATATTGTCACAAAATAATATCCAAAACAGGGAATACAATATATTAAGAAAATGGTTCACGCACTATAACCGATGAATTATAGTGCGTGAAATTTTAAAAAGGATGTGATATAATGACAAAACAGGATGAGCTGTTGCGAAAAGCGGTAAAAAACTATAATGCGAAGATAAAGCGACTTGAAAAGAAGGCTCAATTGTCAGCGGAATATATTCCTATTCCGCAAAAAGTATATGTTTCAAAAATAAAAAACAGCGGCGTAAATATTGAAAGTGTAATATCGGAATTAAAGGCTTTTACAGCAAAGCCTAAAGTTAGTGTTGATTCCGAATTAAAGAAAATGGTAAAAGCCTACAACGAAAAAGCAAAAAGGTTTGAAAAGCGGGGTTTTAAAGTTGATAAATTATCATATTCAAAATTAAAAGACAGTTCCGATCTTGCAGACACAAAGGCGTTTATACGTGAGTTTTTGGAAGGGGGCTATAAAACAGTAAAAACGGAAAAGGGGGTTGAATTGCCCGATGCAATATACAGAAAGGCGAAAAAACAGTTAGCCATCATAAATGAATGCCGCGCGAAACAACGCGCAAGACTGGGCGAGATTGAAAGGGGTAATTTGGCGCAAATGGGGAGAATGCGGGATGTAAATTTGTTGCCGAAAAAAGATATATCGGAAATTAGTATGCGTGATATGCCGTCTTATTTGCGTTCGCTTGATACACAATCTCAACCGAATTACTTGAAAAAAAAGAATTTGCAATATGTGAATAATTATATTTCAATGTTAAATAATTTATTTAGCAAAGACGATCCGAGACTGAGTAAAATACAAGATAAAATACTATCAATGAATATTGATGATTTTATAGATGCATCCTTGGGCTCTGACTATTTGTTTATTCTGTTTTATCGCGATCCTGTTGAGTGTGAAAGTCAAAGGGAGATTATTTACGATAATATCATGAGGTTATAAAATGTATGTTGCCGACTTTGAAACAACAACGAACGCGGATGATTGCCGCGTGTGGGCATGGGGATTATGTGAAATAGGCAATATCTCAAATTTTATTTATGGGAATAATATTTCATCGTTTTTTGAAAAGATGAAAGAATTATCGAAACAGCAAGAAACGATATATTTTCATAACTTAAAATTTGATGGTGAATTTATAATTTATCATTTATTAAAAAATGGTTGGTGTCATATAACGAATGAAGATAAGCGGCCGAATACGTTTCAAACACTTATAAGCGACAAGGGAATATTTTATTCAATTACAACATATTTTAAAATTCTAAAAAAGAAAAATCATAAAATAACTTTTTTAGATTCTTTAAAGCTGTTACCGTTTAAGGTTGCGGAAATTGCAAAGGCCTTTAATTTACCAATACAAAAAGAAGAAATTGACTATACGGCGGATCGTGAAATTGGCCACGAATTGACAATTGATGAGATACATTATTTGCGTAATGACTGCCAAATCGTAGCTCAAGCTTTAGAAATATTATTTCATCAAGGTTTAACAAAGAACACAACGGCAAGCAACGCAATGACAAATTACAAAGAAATAATAACGAAAAAATGTTTTTCAAGGTGGTTTCCCGAACCCGATTATGATGCTGATGTTCGGCAATGCTATCGCGGCGGCTTTACATATGCAAACCCGCGTTTTACTCATAAAATAGTTGGCAACGGAATTGTATTAGATGTTAACTCGTTATACCCTTCCGTAATGTATTATTGCAATTTACCATATGGAGACCCAATATATTATGATGGTAATTATGAAAAAGATGATTTATATGATTTATATGTTCAAATGATACGATGCAACTTAAAATTAAAGAAAAATTATATTCCTACAATACAGCTAAAAAACAGCACGGCATTCAATCCAACGGAATATATAATTGATAGCAACGGTGAAGATGTTACATTATGTTTAACTTCCGTTGATATGGAGTTGTTTAAAGTGCATTATGATATTTACAACATTGAATATATCGGCGGTTGGAAATGGAAAAGTTCAAATATAATGTTTCGTTCATATATAGATAAATGGTACGCCGTAAAAGAAAAAGCAACGATAGAAGGTAATAAACCGTTGCGAACAATTGCGAAATTGATGCTAAATTCGCTTTACGGCAAATTCGGCATGAATCCAAATGTACGTTCGAAGATTCCCGTAATTGATCCGCTGAATGATAATATACGATATTTATTCGGAGAATGGGAACAACGCAAACCAATATACATTCCGATTGCTGCATTTATAACCGCATGGGCAAGATACAAAACAATTTCAAGTGCGCAAAAAGTATTTCACCGTTTTTTATATGCGGATACTGATTCATTGCATTTATTAGGAAATGATATTCCCGAAGAATTGGAAATTGATGATGTAAAGCTTGGAGCATGGAAACATGAATCGAGTTTTACAAGAGCTAAATTTTTAAGAGCTAAAACATATATTGAAGAAATTGAAGGTAAACTAAATGTAACATGCGCGGGAATGCCTGCAAATTTGCATTTACAAGTTACTTTTGAAAATTTTACGGAAGGCGCAAAATACGGCGGAAAATTGCGGCCTGTACATACAGCGGGCGGAATTGTGCTTGATGAAACAGAATTTACAGTGCGAAAGGGATAAAAATATGTATTACGAAATAGGAAAAGCATTGAGCTATAATTGTTTATTTAATTTTATCGTTGGTATGCGCGGCGTAGGTAAAACATACGCTTTTAAACGATGGGCAATCCAGGATTTTTTAAAAAATAAAAATGAGTTTATATACATTCGGCGGTATAAAACGGAGGTGACAGCGCAAAGGTTAAAATCGTTTTTTGACGATATACAACCAGAGTTCCCGAACGTTGCATTTAAAGTGAAAGGGAATATGTTTTATATAAATGATGAGTATGCAGGACAGGCGCAAGCATTATCAACAGGTAAGATCCTAAAATCAATTCCGTTTCCGAAGGTGAGTAAAATATGTTTTGACGAATTTATACTTGATAAAGGAGTTTATCACTATTTGCAAGATGAAGTAACAAACTTTTTAGAATTGTATTCAACAATTGCAAGATTGCGAGACGTTGTAGTTTTCTTTTTGTCGAATGCGTATACAATTTCCAACCCGTATTTTGACTATTTTAATATTGTGCCGCCGTACGGAAATAAAACTATAAAGCGCATTAATAATGAAATATTGGTAGAAGTAATAAAGAATGAAGAATATACAAATGCGGCAATGAAAACGCGGTTCGGCTCAATCATAAACGGTACGGCATACGGTAAATATAATATGGAAAACGATTTTTTGAGAGATAATAAAAATTTCGTTCAAAAGAAAACCCAAACAGCTAAATATTATTTCACAATATTATATATGAATAATAATTATGGAATATGGGTAGATTATAAAGAAGGTTTAATTTTTGTATCCCGTGATATTGATGAAAGCTGTTTAATAAAATATGCGCTGACAAATTCGGATCTGCAACCCAATATGCTATTAGCGGTTCGAAAGTCAATATGTTTGCAGACTTTACGAAACATGTATAATGTCGGCGCGGTTCGGTATGAATCCGTAAAAATAAAAAATGAGTTTTCGAATGCATTTAAATTAATACGCTCTTGACAAAAATAAATCTATGTGTTACAATAATTTTGCGGGGAACATGTTTAAAATAACGTTGCGAGTTCAGAGCGTAACGGGTGAAACCGGCTGAATCGCTGAATAGGTCTTACAAACTAACGTTAAACAGTTCCCTTGCAATTATAGTAAAATGGGGGTTTACATTTATGGAACAATGGATTCAGATTATATCAACTTATGGAGTATCGATTGCGGCGATGATAGCTCTTGCGGTTTACATTGTTAAAAAAGACAAAGAAAATCAAGCAGTTATCAACGAAATTATGAACGAACATAAAAGTGAGGTTAATGACCTTAGGAAAACAATTGAAAATAATACACTGATTGTGACAAAACTTTATGAGAGGTTGAGCGATGAAAAGTAGTGAGGATTTTGTAAAATATCTTTTCAAGCGGTTACCTAAGAATAAACTATTGGCAGGTACATATTATTGCGGTGTAACCGACAGCGAGATCGGAACAGTCCCCGCACATTATTTGATGGGTACAACGGGACAAAAAGCCACGCAATGGCGGCTTGATTATGCGTATACTAAATATTATCAGTCAAATTACAGTAAAGCCGAGTTTGACGCTAAAACGCAAAAATGGATAACAGACAATGCATATTTGTATGACTGCAACGGCTTGATTGATGCTTTTGTTGGACAGGACAACAACGCGGCGGGTAACTATACTAATTGGTGTGGTATTAAAGACGATGCCGCACTTGAGTATATCACCGAAAAGGGTGAACTTGCGGCAGGTGCTTGCGTTTTTAAACGCAATTCAAGTGGCAGGATTCACCATGTTGGTTATGTAGTCGGACAAAATGCAAACGGTGTTCCGCTTATTATTGAGGCAAAAAGCTTTGTAGACGGAATTATTATGTCTACTCTTAATGACGGTTGGAATGAATACGGTATTCCTAACAAAATACTTGTTTTTCCCGAAATTGAGCGAACACGATTTAGGGTAACGAGTCCAATGCAACGCGGCGAAAAATTTGAATTAATGCAAAGAGCCTTATCTGCAAACGGATATGATGTCGGTAACATTGATGGAAAATGGGGAACGAAATCACAGGCGGGATTTGATGAAATGTTGTCGGTGAATGGTAAAATGGCAAAAGTAAAAGTACAAATAAACGGTGTAACCGTGCTGAATGGAGAATACTAATATGAAACGTAGTAAAGAAGAATTACTTCAATCTTTGAAGGGTTTTATTGGAGAGGACGAAAGCGAAAACGCAATAGCTTTTCTTGAGGATTTTTCGGATTCTTTCGCCGATAATTCAGAAGAATTAATAGAAGTCACAAACAAATATAATTTGCTTAAGAAACGATACAAGGAGCGTTTTTTTGGTGAAGGGGATGAAGGCGAAAAGCTTGCGGAAGATGAAGCCGAAGACGAAAAAAAGGAAATTAAAATAAAAGATTTGTTTACGGAGGGATAAAACATGCCTACAAGACCTAAAAATTATGTGTTGACGAATGTGTCAAAAGATGTTATCAACGGAATTATAAACGAAGGGTTTTCAACAAACTATAAGAATTATATTCCGTTCACTGCAACGGATGCAGATTCAATCCGCGCAATTGGTAAAATCATTATGGATTCACCTAATTTGCGCAATGCGTTCGCAACGGATCTGATCAACCGAATTATACTTGTTACAGTAACAAGTAAAATGTATGAAAACCCGTGGGAACGACTTAAAAAGGGTGTTTTGTCTTTGGGTGAGACGATTGAAGAAATTTTCGTAAATATCGCAAATGCGGAACTTTATAATCCTTCCGTTTCAAGTGAAACGGTATTTAAAAGACGTATTCCCGATATTCGCGCCGCATTTCATATTGTAAATTATCAAGTAAAGTATCCGGCAACAATTTCGAATGAGGATTTGTCGGCGGCGTTTACAACTGAAAACGGGCTTTATTCTCTTATCGAGAAAATATATGAATCCCTTGCAAGCGCGAATAATTACGATGAATTTAACGTTATGAAGTATCTGGTTGCACTTAATATTGTAAACGGAAATATCAAGAGTATTTCAATCCCTTCACTTTCCAATGATGACAATATTAAATCGGTTGTAACACAAATTAAAGCAACTTCTAATAAAATGAAGTTTTTGACTGGAAATTATAATATTTCGGGTGTAAAAACTCACTCAAGGCACGAAGAACAGACTGTAATTGTTACCGCTGATTTTGATGCGGCGATGGATGTTAATGTTCTTGCGGCGGCGTTCAACATGGAAAAAGCAGAGTTTCTGTCAAAACGCTTGCTTGTCGATTCATTCGGAGATATTGACATTAACCGACTTGCACAGTGTGCGCCGGAAACTTGCGAAAATATTACATATGACGCAAATGGAAATGTAACTTCCGCATCACTTAAAGGTATTACAAAGGAACAGCTTGTTGAATTGAGCGAGATCCCCGCGGTTATAATAGATGATGATTTTCTTCAGATATATGACCGACTTATTACTATGGAAGATATACGCAACCCCGATGGACTGTATACAAATGCATTCCTTCATTGTTGGAAAATTATTAGTGTTTCGCCTTTTGCGCCTGCCGCAACTTTCAGCGACAGCGTGGCGGCGGTTAACAGTGTTACCATTTCGCCCGCAAGTGCAACGGTTGTTCCGAACAGCGAAATACAGTTTAACGCAAAAGTTAGCGGAACGGGATTCTTTAATAAATCTGTTACATGGACGCTTAAGGGTGCGAACTCAAGTAAGACATATGTTGACGTTCGCGGAACAGTATTTATCGGAGCAGACGAAACCGCAACAACAGTAACGCTTAATGCAGATTCAAACGAAAATCTTTCAAAGGGTGCAACCGCAACAATTACTATTTACAAAGGTAAATAAAATATTATAAAGGAGAAAAGGCGGGCGATAGTAAACCTATTGCCCGCCGTAAAACAATGTTAGCACCAAGCCCAAATTCAATAATACAATTATTTAATAATATAAACATTGATATTAATTATGAACACACACTTTATTTTGCGAGTGTATCCGCGCAAAACTCATTTTTTGCGCAATGGGTTGTATACAGCGCGGATAAGGCAATATATGTTCGGGAAAACGGAAGAATCCGCTTGCCGTTTACAGCTGATACATTGATTGGTTGTAATTATTTACGTTATCAAAATACAGGATATCTAAACCGTTGGTTTTATGCGTTTATAAAGAACATATTTTATATAAATGATAACACATGTGAAATAGAATTTGAAATAGATGTTATCCAGTCCTTTAAATTGTATTGTGAAATTCCGGCATGTTGGATTGAGCGAAATCATGTTTATGAAGATTGGGTAGGCTCAAACCGTGTAGAGGAAAATATATCAATCGGTGAATACGTTGTTGACAGCGAAAGTAAAGCACCGTTCGGGCCAGACTGGAGCGTTATAATGTATTCGAGTTTTAATCCCGATACATATGAGCCGAGCGGCGGAAGTTTAGTAAATGGTATGTATTCCGCACTTTCACGAAAGGAAATAGGTATAATTCACTTAACAAAGGGTAGTGGCTCATGGCTACTGGATGCCAGTAAAAAAATAAAGGATATTGTACAAAATCATGCTGATAAAGTGGAAGGTGTCATTTCAATTACTCTTTCGCCGCGTGAGTTGGAAGGTGAAACAACGGTACGAACATGGGAAATAAAACGAAATCCTAAATTTTTGGGGCTGAATGTAAACAACAATAAACTTTACACTGCACCGTTTTATTGTCTTTATGTTACAACGGGTGTTGAAGGTAAAATGTATGATTTTGATGACAGCACAACAGGCGATGGAATGGGGAGTATTACATTTAACATTGAAAGCGATTTAGCACCGGCACAAAGTGTAACGGCAATACCTCTTAATTATAAGGGTTCACCAGAGAATTACAGTGAAATGTCAATAATGACAGGGTTTCCGCAATGCGCATGGGTGAGCAATGCTTTTCAGTCCTATCTTGCCCAAAATGCGGGAAATTTAGTATTATCAAGTGCTTTAGCGGCGGGACAAATTATTGGTGGTGCCGTAATTGCAGGCGGATCGGGTGGAGCGGCGTTGCCATTGGGCGGCGGTATGATAGTAAGCGGCGCAACTTCCGTTGGTCATATTTTGGCCGATGTTGATAAAGTAAGCCGAATTCCTCCTAAAGTAAATGGAAATATTACAGGTACAGCACTTTTTTCGCTTGGAGAAAAAGTATTTCATGGTTTTATATTACGTCCCCGCGATGATTATGTAAAAATCATTGATGATTATTTTACGCAATACGGTTATGCGATCCATAAGGTTGAAACACCTGCAATACATAATAGGGAAAATTTTACTTTTATACAAACTAAAGGTTGCGTTGTTCGAGCCAGCGCAAATAACGAATATGAGGCCTGCAATTCCGCCGCAAGGGCGAAAATTGCACAAATATTTGATAAAGGTATTACGTTTTGGGTGGACAATGCGAACGTTGGTAATTATAAAGTTCGCAATAAACCATTAGAATAGTGGGGGTTTAAAGTGATACGAAATAATATGAGTATAACACAGCGTTTCCGAAAAGAGGCGGAACGCGAAAATATTGAATCATATAATTTTTGGTTCAACCGCATTACGGAAATTGCATTGGCGGGTATTAAATATGAGAATTTGCCGCCAGAAATTGACGCAAGATTTATTGAATTGATATTGTGTTTTGATGGAAAAGCACTGTTTTATTATGATGAGGATTTGGAAGAGTTCGTTGTTCTTCAATTTTACAGTAGTTCGACATTTGATATATACCGCGAACCATTTAAGCGTGTAGCATTTTCACCTGCTGTAAATTATCGTAATAAGAACCTAAGCAATGAAAATTCGGTTATAATATGGAATAATTCTACACGTTCCAATGAAATTTTGGCTTTGCGGTCATACGCAAAACGTATTTCGGAATGTGAACGGATTATCGATGTTAATGTAAAAGGCCAAAAAACACCGAAAATTATATTGACTGAAGATAGTCAGCGGCTTACAATGGAGAATCTTTTCCGACAGTATGACGGCAATATTCCCTTTATATTTGGTACAAAAGGGTTAAGTACTTTATCGGAAATAAATGTTCTTGATGTTACAACTCCATATATCGCCGATAAATTACAGATACTAAAACGCCAAATTATCAGTGAGGCATTAACATATTTTGGAATAGATAATGCCAACACTGATAAAAAGGAAAGATTGGTATCTGATGAAGTTACAGCGAATTTCGGCGGCGTTGAGATCGCCCGCTTGACCCGCTTGAAGGCTCGCGAAGAGGCAGTAGCAAAAATTAATAAAATGTTTAATTTAAACATTAAAGTTAAGTTTGTCGAAATAGACCGAAAGAATGAAGAGGTGATAAAAAATGAGTAATTATACGTCACAATTACGATATATTTGCGAAGTACAAAGCGGATTCACGCCCGCCGAATTAAACGAAAAAACAATAGATGAGATTATTACAGCGGCGCAACCGAAAATATTTAATTTTAGGTTTCCGATATATGATGAATCATACCGCAATGTTTTAGAACATGAAATACTTTTTCATTTTTACATGCGGGAAATCGGTGCTGAAACATACGGACTGTTTAACTATTACCTTGCACGAAAACTCCGTGAAATTATGCCTTACTATAATCAACTTTATAAAAGTGCAATGTTGGAATTTAATCCGCTGAACGATGTTGATTATACGGAAGAGCACCACGGTTCACAAGGCGGTGAAAAAAATACTGTAAACACAGGTAATTCATCGTCAACCATGAATGCGGAAAGCAGTCAAAATACAGTAGTCGATAATAATATAAGCCGAAATAACACTGAAAATCAAAATATAATTGACAATGGAAAAGCAACGAGCACAGCAACAGCAACGGCGTCAACAACTGAAAATACAAACCGAAACACAAACGCTGAATCAAATATCAGCGGCATTGATACGGATGCATACAGCGACACGCCGCAAACCAGTGTGAGCGGTGTTAATGGTATAAACGATAATTATTATTTAACAAATTATCGTAAAAAGTCAAATAATACCTCGAATAATAGCGAAACAAGGGAAAACGGAACAAATACCGCTGAAACAAGCAGTAATAATACAAGCAATGGAACAAATGAAAATAAGCGCAATTCAAGTACAACGCAAGATTTAAGTGAAGAAAATCACGGTGAAACGTACGGAAACGCAACAAGCCGAACGGAAAACACGGGGCGAACGACAGACAACGGAACAGAAAACTTCAATAATACTGATGAATATATAAATCATGTTATTGGAAAACGAAATTCTGCAACCTTCAGCGCAATGTTACTTGAGTTTCGAGAAACAATTATAAATATTAATAAACAAATATTTGATGAGCTTGAAGTATGTTTCATGAATATATATTAATCGGAGGGTTATATAATGATTACTATAAAAGATAAAGAATTGGAAAAAGTTAATATTCCGCTTAATTCGGTTTATACTCCAGTCATTCCGTGCGTGCTTGACGGTAATTTATCGTTTTTGGAAATGGTATGGAAACTATTGTATCACATAAACGATATTGTTGATGCTGTAAACGCAAACCACGGGGATATTGAGGATCTTGCACAGGCTATAAATGAGCTTGATGCGGATAAATTGAGTGTTATGTGGGTTGAAATTGATGTTACAGCAAACCCGATAAAAGCGAATAAAACTTTCGCTGAAATTGCGGAGGGAATGCGAAAAGGAATTGTGTTTGTCACAGTAAATTATGGTGGTCGAATACTAATTGGCGTTCCTGGAATAATAGCAAATAATTTGATTATATTTTTTCAAAATGAAGGGAAAAGGGTTAATAGCATATCGATTTTTGCGGATGAAAGTATTATAATAACGCAGGACACTTTTGCTACCGTGAATTCCCCTACAACGTTTCGAGAACAAGTAACTTTTAATAAGTTTACTGAATTTCGCGAAACAACGAGATTTTATAAATTAATTACCGCTGACAGCGGAATCACTGTACCGACAGCAACAGTGGCAAGTGCGCGTACACTTGCGGCAAATTTAGAATATGTCGGAAATGCTTGTTCGGAAACGTTGACGGCGGCGAAAAACTATACTGATACGCAAGATGCGGCGGTTCAAAAAGCGGCCACAATATATACTAATACTAAATGTGGCGAAACACTTGCGGCGGCGAAAACATACGCAGATACGCAGGATGAAACAACGCTTACAAGCGCAAAGACATATACCGATACTAAATTTGCCCACGTTGCAATTGTAAAAAAAGCTGATGGAACACTTACAGCCGATAGCACATTTTCTATAATTTACCTTAATATAACAAGAGGAGTAGTTGTTGATGTTAAGTTTAGTTCAGAAAATAATCGTAATTCAACATATATCATGCGAAATACGATAATCACGCCTGCAAAGCTAACTTTCATAGGCTATGATGAAACGGCAACAATTCATACTTGCACAATTGACAGTGATAATAATATCACATACGCATAATATATTTTAGTAAATTGGTAAAAATGGTTGCAAGATAAAATGATGTGTGCTATAATAGCATTGTGCAAAAGGAAAAAAGTCTTTTCTTGCCTCCTTCATTTTAAGAGTGCAACAGCCGTGGAAGTTTAGCAGTTCCACGGCTGTTGCGTTTTATTGTGGTTTACTTGTTTTAATCAATGTCTTTCATCGGCATCAATATTGCCCTTGAGAATAAATCTTGAATTTGCAAATATTTATATCCTCCTCCAACGTTCTCAATTAAACGAATTTTAATAGTATCCCCATCGAAATATGATAAAATCTCAAGCAATAATTTTCTGTCAAATCTTGAAAATTTCGGATCGTTGGTTCTATCCATACAAATCAATTCATGATAATTGCAGGGTTTATTTAACACTTCAAAAGCATTATCTTGTCTTAATTCATCCTGCACAGCGTTGCCAAAATTATCAATTTCAAACAAAAGTCCTGCATTGATGTGTAATTCATCATTACAGCGATAAATTCTCGTTTCTGCATCGTTCGAAACAGATGTTGAGATGTTCGATTCCAAAGCGTACTTACCTTGCACAAATGTTGCTTTTCCGCGCTCAATCTCAAAAAATGCACCTGCTGATCCATACCTATCTATAGTGCCGCGCTTAAATTTGCGGGCTTTAACAGCATTTTTTGAAATCAACCCCATAATTTTTGATTTATAAACTTTCATTTTAGTTATCTTCCTTTTCGTATCCAACAAAATATATGTCGCGTTCACGGTAAAACGTAAGTTTTACATTATCTATTGTGCAACTCGTCACATTCTTTCGCCACATTAAACGGTAAACAGGTTTAAACCAAAATTCAACCGTTTCATTTAACTCAAAAAATTCATCAAGAGTTCGTTCTACAGTTTCATACATTGAAATCATAGTAATTTTCATTTTTAAACCTCCTTAAATTAAGATAATTCCAATAATTCCGAGCGCAACTAAAAGTGCACCGACTAACAGCATAATTTTTCCCTCCAATTCTTACCGTATACACGTTTTGCATTATCTTCAATTGCAATGCAAAGCCCCCCATAACACTCTTCATAATCTTCATAGTGCGCCGACCAATTGCGCCGATCATCACTCCATATTTCTATTGCTGTTCCACAAAATTCTTTTACACGTTCCAATTCATATGGATTGCCGTTATAGTATGCGACAGGGACATAAACGCGATAAATATGATGTTTATCGGTTTTATTGAGTTTTATACCGCTCTTGTACAAAACAACGTTTTTATATCCCTTATCCTCGATAGATTGTAATGCTATGTATTGCGCCGTGTCATAGTCCTTACAATACAAACATTGACAATGTGACCTATTTTCTTCCGCCCAAGCAAGAAGAAATTGTGTAGGTTCATAAGGGTTCCCATGTAATTTTAAAAAATACGAGTTAGTCATTGATAATACCTCCTGCAAAAAGTAGTGATATTGTAGCTACTGCCGCACTTACAAGAGTGCAGAATATCATTTTTATTTGATTGCTATCCGCTGTTATCGCGGTATACATGCACATGCCGCACATGATGAAAGCTAACAAAGCGATAAAAATGTACAAAATGAATTTCATGTTTTTTCCTCCTCCCCGTATAGCCAGATAGGACAGCTTGAAAAATTATTTTTGGAAAAGATTTGGATAAAGAATATATTTATCCACATAATGCCATTCTTGATACTTTAGCGATGAAAAATGACGGTAAAACCCATTTTTAAAAACTTCAAAAAATGGGTTTTTTGCTGACCCGTCCATTGCTCCTTCACTTTCTCTAAAAATATATTCCGCATGGTTAAGGAGAGCCCATAAAGTTTCCGCGGGCGTTTCATCCTCAAACACATTGATTGTTATAGTAGTGTTAACCCAAGTACGATGACAAACGCTAATAGTGCCGCATCCACATTCATTTGACGTGGCGTCATTGTGAATGGCGTTTGCAATCAACTCAAGATCGGTTGAGTCGCTCATGGTGTACACTTTACCCGTGTTCGTTGTAATTTTTATCATTTTCATTTACCTACCATTTCATTTTCATCGGCTCGGTCTCCCCCCTTACCGTGACTATAGTATAGCACATATGGACCGGATTTGCAATAGGTTCGGAAAAATATATAAGGAATGAAGGATAATATAATCCCTTTCTTTGATTGAGTTTTTTCTATTGTGGATTGAAGAAGAAGGATATATCTTTAAAATTGTTTGGTATATGATTGGTAGGTATTATGATATGAATAAGATGAAATATATTTTGAAATTGGGATTGTATATGGTTTATGAAGTGAATTGTAGTATTATGTGTGATATGTTTTATGAATTGATTGCGTTGGAATATATTGTTATGGTGTGGTTGTTTTATGAATTGATTGCGTTGGAATATATTGTTGCGGGTAGGGGCTGGGAAAGATTGTATATAAAAAAAGGGATATATCCTACTAGATCGGAAGAGCACACGTCTGAAC